CTGTTAAAGCTGTAATTGAAAGTCAATATAGAACTAATGATGATAAACCTAGGTTAGAATGTAAAATAATGATCGACTCAGCTAATTTAGATTCTAAAACTATCGATAATTACGACATTGTTGTACTTAGAGGTAAAAATTGGAAAATAAATAGTTTTGAAGATAATAATTATGTTATCAATTTAATTGTTGGAAGGGAATCATAATGGCTACAATATCTCAATTATTAACAGCTGTTGAAGGTTTATTCGCTTCTACCGCTTGGACATCTAATAATATAAAAGCTTTTCCTGCGAATTATCAAGGGGAAATAGATGCTGATGAATGGGTACGGGTTTCTGTATTACCATTTTCTTCAGAATTAGCTTTTAAAGATGTAATAGCAAATGGTCAAATTGTATGTCAAATATTTGTTCCTAGTGGACAAGGTATGAAACGTGCATATCAAATTGCTGATATATTAAAAACTTTATTAGATCAAGAAGTAATCTCTGGATATCTACAAACAACTAATAGCTTTATAACAAACATTGGAATTGACACGAAAGATGCAGGTTTATTTAACGTGAATTATACTGTCAATTTCAGATCAATTTAACCAAAAATAATATAAAGGAATAACAAAAAATGGCTCTAATTTCGAATATAGGTGCTGGTATTTTCACAAAACTAAAATACAAAGCTGATAGTAGCTACACATTACCAACAAGTGATTCAACACACCAAGCTTTTATAGCTGGTGGTGGAGATTTTGCAGGTAATACTGAAGTTACTAACATCAGAGAATTTCCTTCATTTGGTAAACCCGCTAACATTGTTAACGTACCAAACTACGGACAATCTGTAAGTGGACAGATCCAAGGACAATCTGATGCTCCAACTTTAGAATTTACGCTTAATTATGTACCAAGTGTGCATAATCCAATTCAAGCGTTAGTTCAAGATGGATTAACATATGTATTTCAACTAGATGTTAAAAACGCATCTACTGGTGATAATGCTGCATTTTACGTAAAAGGACAAATAGCTTCTTTTGAAGTGGCTCCAAATTTGACTGATTCAAATCAGGCAACTTTGACTTTAAGTACTTCAACTGACTACACAGGTCCGTTTGCAGACGCATAATAAAAAATTTTTAGGCTGGGCTTAATTGCCCAGCTTAATTAAATAATAATAAAATAGGATAATAATATGGATAATAAACCATTTAATAAATATTATGTATTAAGAATAACTTCTTTACACATAAAAAAATCTATAGATACATCCATAAGAAAAACTTATGATAGATTAAAAGATGTAGAGGATAAACAACAAGTCTTTGAAACACTAGATGTGTTACATAAAATTAGAAAAATAATGGAAGACTTTGAATCGAATAATAAACATTTATATCAAAAACCTTTAGAGGAAATAAATAATGAAACATATAAAGATAATAGAACTAACGAAGAAAATACCATTTCTGAAACAGGAAGTGGAGATCAAACAACTGACAGTTAAAGGCATTAAAGACTTACAAAAAGTTTTAGATGTAAATAAAACTGATGATGTTGCTGGTTTAAAAACTTTAAGCGCTATATTTAGACAAACTATAGTTGGAGCTGAAAATATGAAAGATTCAGAATTTGAAAACTTTCCAATTAAAGCATTAACTGAATTATCACAAGAAATTCTTGAATATAATGGTTTAGCAGCTAAAGATGATAAAGGTGGCGAATTGGGGAAGAAGAAATAGCAGAATATGAAATGGCTCATCAATTAGGTGTTACATTAGATACTATTTATAATATGTCCAATAAAGAATATATGGGTTGGATAAAATATTTTAATGAAAGACCATATGGTTGGCGAGATGATCATAGATCTGCTATATTAGCTCAAACTACTTACCAAGGTACTAAACCTCTTAAAGTAAATGAATTATTTCCTTCGTTAAAAATAATGAAAGATAATAATACACAAAAGGATCTAAGATTACAAGCTGGTTTTAATAAATTAAAAAGCATAGCTAAAAGATCTGATTAATAGTGGGGCGGTGTAAACTGCCCACTTGGAAGGCAATTATGAGAGATATAAAAAAATTAACTGAATATAGTAATATTGCCAAAAAAAATTTAAAACAAAAAGAATTATCTAGAAACCTTAAAAAAGAAGTAAATATTGGTGCCAATGGTACACAAAGATATATTATTAAAAAAGGTATAAACAAAGGTAAATTAATATAATGGCAATAACTACGATTGGTCTAACAACTGCTGCTAAAGATCTTCAAAAAGATATTAATAAAGCAATTGAACAGGAACTTAGATCAAGAGCATTAAAAGCTTTTGCTGATGTAAAATTAACAACTCCAGTTGATACTGGTCAAGCTAGAAATAGCTGGTATATTGGATACACTGAAACATATAATAATCAAAAAACTGCACCTGCAACATCTAATGTAAATTTATTGGTTCCAAAAAATAAACCAAATAAAATTATTGTTACAAATGGTACAACATACATAGAATTCCTTAACAATGGACATTCACAACAAGCACCTACTAAATTTATAGAGGCTGCTTTTAGAAAATACTTTGATGACGTTACTGTGGAAATAACTAACGGATAAAGGAAAATGGCTGTAAAATTAGATATAATTACTAATGTTAAGGGACAGAACGGAGTAAACCAATTACAATCCGGTTTAAATAAACTAGGAAGAAATGCTACTATAGCTTCAACAAGATTAAAACAATTACAAGGTGCAGCTGCTAAATCAAGAGCAACTTTTGCAGCATTAGGAACAACTTTAAAAGTTGGTGTTGCTGCATCATTAGCTGCTGTTAGTTTTGGTCTTGGTAAATTTATAAGAGATACATTTTCTGCTGGTCAACTTACTGAATCATTACAAGTAAGATTTAAACTATTATTTAATTCGGCTACAGAGGGTGCAAAAGCATTTAAAGTATTAAATGAATTTGCTAGTAAAGTTCCTTTCTCACTAGAAGCTATTGCTGCTGGTTCTGGTAACCTAGCTGTTATTGCTAAAGATGCTAATGAATTAGCTAAAATATTAGAAATAACAGGTAATGTTGCTGCATCTACAGGTCTTGATTTTAGACAAACTGCTGAACAAATTCAAAGAGCATTTGCTGATGGTATAGCCGCTGCTGACGTCTTCAGAGAAAGAGGTGTTAGAGCAATGTTAGGATTTGAAGCTGGTGCTAAAGTATCAATTGAAGATACTAGAAAAAGATTTTTTGAAGTATTTGGTAGTGGTGGTCAATTTTCTAAAGCAACAAAAGATTTTGAACAAACTTTAGAAGCACAGGTTTCATTTGTACAAGATGCTTATTTTAGATTTAGACAAGCCGCTGCTCAACCTTTATTTGAAGGTGTTAAACAACAATTAGTTGATTTAGTTGGTAATTTTAAAAGAAATGATACTCAATTAAAAGAATTAGCAAAAACTGTTGGTAATAATTTAGCACAAGCATTTAGAAATATTGAAGATGCAATTAGGTTTGTATCTAAAAATATAAATCTTTTAGTTACTGGATTTAAAGTATTTATTGGATTAAAAGTAGCTACATTTGTAGCAGGTATTGCTGCACAATTTGTTTTATTAGCAGGATTTATTAAAAAAACTACATTTACTATGCACGGTTTAAATCTTGCTATGAGAGCCAATGTAGTTGGTATTGTTATAACTGCAATACAAATAGGTGTTGTAGCATTTATTGCATTTAATGATGCTATAATGAAAGTTGTAAATACAATTAAAGATTTTTTTATACAAAAAATGAAAGAAGCTCAATTATCTGTTCTTAATTTTATTTCTAAATTAAAAATATTTCCAAAAACTTCAGCAGAAGCAGAAGAAGCTGCTAAAAAATTAAGTGCAGAACTTAATGCAATAAAAATGGAAGCTAATGAAGTTATTGCTTCTTACACAACATTAAATAAAAAACAAAAAGAATTATTTTCAGGAACAAAAACTACACCAAGAGCTGAAAGGGATCCTAAATCAAGACCTAATTTTGGTGCTGCAACTGATCCTGCATTTTTAAAAAAACAAGCAGATATAGAAGCATTAAATGAACGAATATTTACAATGAATAGACATTTTATTCGTGATCAAGCTATAGCTAATGCTAATCAAACAACATATAGAGATTTATTACATGCATCTGGTATTGAAGCTCAATTAATTTCAAATACAATTGGAGATGCATGGGTAAATGGATTAAGAGAAGGTAATTCATTATTAGAAATTACTAAAAATATGTTTAGAAGTGTTTTACAAACTATAGCTGAAACTATTTTAAGAAAAAGTATTGAATTAGGTATAGAAAAATTATTTGAACATTTTGGTAAGAAAAAAATTACTACTGAAAAACAAATTACTGCAGAAAAAACTAAACAATTAGCTTTACAAATCGCAATTGCCGCAGCCGGTGGCGGAGGAGGCGGAGGAGGCGGAAGTTTCTTTAAATTTTTTAATAAAGGTGGAGTTGTACCTGGTGGTGCACCTTATACTGATAGAGTTCCTGCTATGTTAACTCCTGGTGAAGTTATTATACCAAGAAATAAATCACAACAATCTATGGGTTCAGTAGTTAATAATACAATTAATATATCTGGAAATGTAGATCAAAGAGCAATTGATCAAATTAGATCTGTTATATCAACAAGTCCATCTCATGTAGGTGGAGCTAATAAAAATTATACTAGGGATACTGCTGGTTTAAGAAATAGGGGAAGATAATGTCAAA